CTGCTGATACAAAAGATATTTCAGATGTAAAACAAGACATTTTAAATAAAACAAAACGACGAGGCAGAAAACCAAAGGCTAAATCATGAAAAAATTATTAGTTATATTGTTATTTCCATTTGCATGTTATTCACAACAAATTCCAGATACTTGTTTCACAGAAGAACAAATGCGAGATATCTTGTTTACGGTGGATTCCTTATACGAATTGGATGATATAAATCAAAAAATTATTGAACGGCAAGATAAATTAGCTCGAGAATTAAATTTAGTAATTAAATTAGATTCCATGCAAATTGCATATCATACAGAACAAACAAAACTTTTAAAATCAAATATTGATTTATATATTGAACGAGAAAAGCGTCTTCAACCAAAATGGTATGATAGTAAATTTCTTTGGTTTGGTAGTGGAATTATAACTACATTGTTTACTGGAGTAATTATCAATGAGTATTTAAAATAATGGCGCAAACACCAAATATAAAACAAATAATACAGCAACAGTACATGATGTGTGCTAAAGACCCTGTATTTTTTATGCGCAATTATTGTTATATTCAACATCCTAAACGAGGTAAGATTAAATTTAATTTATATGATTTCCAGGAAAAATCATTAGCAGAACTTCGAGATAACCGATACAACGTTATACTTAAATCTAGGCAGTTAGGCATATCAACATTATCTGCCGGATTCGCTCTTTGGAGCATGTTGTTTGCAGAAGATTTTAACGTTCTTGTTATTGCAACTACACAAGAAGTAGCCAAAAACTTAGTAACAAAAGTGCGAGTCATGCATGAAAATTTACCAAGTTGGTTAAAAGGTAATGTAGAAGCAGACAATAAATTATCACTTAAGTTTCGAAACGGCTCACAGATTAAAGCAGTTTCGTCAGCAACTACCGGAGCTCGTTCGGAAGCATTGTCATTGCTAATTGTAGATGAGGCTGCCTTTATACGAAATATTGAAGAAATATGGATAGCATCCCAAGCAACCCTATCAACAGGTGGTGGCGCTATTGTTCTTTCGACTCCTAATGGTGTAGGTAACTGGTTTCATCAAACCTGGGCTGATGCTGAAGCAGATATAAATGGATTCCATACAATTAAACTACATTGGACCGTACATCCAGAACGAGATCAATCATGGCGAGATGAACAAACACAACTATTAGGCGAACGAGGTGCTGCACAGGAATGTGATTGCGACTTTGTCAGTTCTGGGCATACTGTGGTAGATGGTCCATTATTATTAGAATATGATGCAACATGTTCGGATCCAATTGAACGTAGAGGATTTGATGGAAATTATTGGGTATGGGAATATCCGGACTATTCTCGCGATTATATAGTAGTAGCTGACGTCGCTCGAGGCGATGGAGCTGACTTTTCTACATTTCAAATATTCGATGTAGAATCGGTACGACAGGTTGCTGAATATAAAGGAAAAATACCACCCAATGATTTCGGTAACATGTTAGTAACAGTAGCTACTGAATGGAATAATGCGTTGCTAGCAATAGAAAATGCAAATATTGGTTGGGCAGCTATACAACCAGCATTGGACCGCGGATATCAAAATCTTCATTATACATACCGAGACGATGGATATACAGATGCGGATGTGCAACTAAGAAAAGGTTATGATATGAAGGACAAAACACAAATGGTTCCTGGAGTATCAACTACTGCTCGTACGCGTCCTTTAATGATTTCTGCATTAGAAATGTATATGCGTCAAAAAACTCCAATTATACGTAGTAAACGGCTTATACAAGAACTATTAGTATTTGTATGGTTAAATGGTAAAGCACAGGCACAACAAGGATATAATGATGACTTGGTAATGTCTTTTGCAATTACATTGTGGTTACGGGATACTGCATTAAAACTTCGACAGCAAGGAATTGATTTGAATAAACGTGCCTTAAGTCAATTACAAAAAACGAATAATGTTATATATACTGGTAAACGAAATTCTCAAGATACCGGTTGGTCATGGAATACTGGCGATGGGGATGAAAGTTTAACTTGGTTGATATAAATACGCCAGGTTCTGTAACATGTTATATTTATTATAAAAGAAAATATGGCGTCATTAAGAAAACGTTTACAAAATTTATTCAGCACCAATGTAATTGTTAGAGCATATGGCAAAAAACAGTTACGTATTGTAGATACAAATCGTTTACAAAGTACTGGAAATTTAGCTCAAAGCAAAGTATCTGACAGATATATGCGCTTACATGGATCTAATAAACATCGTGTAGGCGGCATGGGTGGATATGATTCTAACTATTATATGCATCAGAATCGTATGCAACTTTATGCTGATTACGAAATGATGGATAAAGACCCTATTATTAATTCAGCATTAGATATATATTCTGATGAATCTACTTTAGCCGATCAATTTGGAGATATTTTAACAATTCGTACTAGTAATACTAGAATTCAAAAAATACTTTATAACTTATTTTATGATATTTTAAATATAGATTTCAATCTTTGGTCATGGATCCGAAACATGACTAAGTATGGAGATTTCTTTTTGAAATTAGATGTAGCTGAAGGTATTGGTATCGTTAATGCCCGTCCATTTTCTAGTTACGAAGTTGAGCGTTGGGAAGAATATAATGAAGCTACAGGCGAATATGACATTAAGTTTAAAAATGTAGGTTCCGAACAATTAACATATGATGTGTTTGAAATAGCACATTTTCGTATGCTATCTGATTCTAACTTTTTACCATATGGTAGATCCATGTTAGAAGGAGCAAGAAAAGAATTTCAAAAATTAATGATGATGGAAGATGCGATGCTTATACATCGTGTAATGCGCGCTCCTGAAAAACGTATCTTTAAAATTGATATTGGTAATATTCCACCTAATGAAGTTGATTCATTTATGGAAACAATTATCAATAAAATGAAGAAAATTCCACATATAGATCCAAATACTGGTAATTACAATCTCAAGTTTAATCTCAACAATATGCTTGAAGATTATTACTTGCCGGTGCGCGGAGGGCAATCAACCACATCAATTGATACATTGCCTGGCATGACATTTACTGGAATGGATGATATTGAATACATCAAACATAAAATGATGGCAGCCTTGAAAATTCCTAAGCCATTTCTAGGATATGAAGAAGGTGTAGAAGGAAAAACTACATTAGCTGCAATGGATGTTAGATTTGCTAGAACTATAGAACGAATACAAAAAATTGCTGTTTCAGAAATGGCAAAGATTGCTATAATACATTTATATTCGCAAGGCTTTGATGGGGAAGATCTAGTAAATTTTGAATTAGAATTAACAGCTCCATCTATCATATATGATCAGCAAAAAGTTGCATTAATGAATGAAAAAATGACATTAGCTAATGCAATGAAAGATTCAAAATTAGTTTCTGACAAATACATTTACGAATACATATTTAATATGTCAGAAGAACAATGGTTACAAGAACGTAGCAGTGTTATTGAAGATCTTAAATTAAGATTCCGTCAAAACCAAATTGAACAAGAAGGCAATGATCCTACTATAACAGGTATGTCATATGGAACTCCGCATGATTTAGCAAGTTTACATATGTCTAGCAATGAAGTTGAGGAAAAAGATCCAGGCGGCCGACCGAAAGAAGGAATTAAATACGGCCAACATAAAAACGCATTTGGATGGGATCCAATGGGTATTAAACAAATTAAACAAGATTTTAATCCAGAGAATCAAAAAACAGCGTTTCAGCCAGATCCTAGATATAGAAATCGACAATCAACTGTAGCTACGGAACATATTTTACGTAAAATGAAACCGAATCGAGTTAGTATTATTACAGAATCTCTTAAATCTCCGGAATTAGATGACCCAGATACAGGAACGATGTTAGATGAAAATAACATTTTATAATTTTAAACATATTTATTATAAATTAAAGAGCAAGTACTTTTTATGAAAAAACTAAAACATTCAAAATATAAGAATACTGGTATTTTGTTTGAAATGTTAGTAAGAAAATTAACATCGGAAACATTGTCATCTGATAAGATTATTACTATCGATATCATCAAAAAGTATTTTGGACGTAATACTGAATTAACTAGAGAATTGCAGTTATATAATGCATTGTTAAAAGAACAATATAAAACAGAAGCACGTGCTTTAGATTTCATACGAACTATTAAAACAGCACATTCTAAACTTAATACATCTTTATTAAAACGTCAAAAATACAACCTAGTAAAAGAAATTTCTGAAAAGTTTAAATTTAGTGATATGTCCAAAATACATATTTCTAATTATAAAGTTTTAGCTTCTATTAACATGTTGTTTGAACATGAAGAAACGGATAATCCAAAACAAATAATGGAATGTAAAAATGCTATTATAGAAAATGGATTATTAACAGAACGAGTACATATAAAAAAAGATCCAGTATTAGAATCATTTGAAAAACAGCCAAAGGATATTAGATTATTAACATACAAACTATTAGTTGATAATTTCAATAAAAAATACCTAGGATTAAACGAATCACAAAAGAAACTTTTAAATAAATACATAACCTGTGTTAATGATACTACTCAATTACGAGAATATGTACAAAATGTAATTCCAGAAATTAAAAAACAATTGTCTGACTCTACAAAGAAAATAGATGATCAAGTTGTAAAAATCAAAGTGCAAAAACTATCTGAAATGCTATGTAATGTAGAAAATTTAAAAACTATTAAAGAATCACATATTTTATCGCTTCTACGTTATTTTGATTTAGTTAAAGAACTTAAGGAGATACAATGAAATCGTTTCTTAATGAAATAGAAAAGAAGTTTCAAGATCTCGAAGATTCATGTGAGAAATGTGACCGTCCAAAATCTCAATGTGAATGTGATTCTGAACTAGATGAAATGTCAACTACTGGTGCGGTTGCTGGATATAATACTTCTAAAGCATTTCTAACACCAGATCAGTATGAAAAAAAGAAAAAGACGATGCGGTATGAATCTGTAAATACTCCTCCGTCATTCGAATGGGATCGAGAAGAATTCCAACGTCCAGAATCTGAAGAAGAAGAGCTTATGGATAAATTTGCATATGCTCAATCTGATGTAGATTGGCAACATAAAAATTATGAATATCCTTCGGTTAATTTAACAGACACCCCGGGGACTGCTACGAAGAAACATAAAAATTTAAAAGTTGGTGTTTCTGATAAAAAACGTAATTTAAAAGTTGAGGAGATTGTTGAAAAAAAATATGAACAACTAATTGAATCATATAAAAGATTTGCAACTGAAGATTCTAAATTATCTCCTGAACAAAAAGTAAAAAGAACTATAAGAGAAGTAGCAAAACGTCTTAAAGAAATTGAGCAACTAGTTGATTATAATTCTAAGTTAAAACGAGAATCCAATGTAGCAGCAACAAACTATGGACCGGGTACTCAAAAAGCATTAACGGAAATTTCAAATAGATTAATTAAAATATCTGAACGGGTACGAACATTAGGGGAATAACATGACAAAACAACTCATAGTAGAATATATGCCATTTAAACCAGTTGGGGCGTTAAAAGAGTCCAATGGTGCTGCATATGGGATACCTGGAGGTTTTGTAGTGCAAGGAGTTTTACAAAGAGCCGGAGCAAAAAACCAAAACGGAAGAGTATATCCAAAACCGATATTAGAACGAGAATGTAAAAGATATCAGACTGAATATATAGATCAACATCGAGCTTTAGGAGAATTAGATCATCCAGAATCATCGGTGGTTAACTTGAACAATGTTTCACATAATGTTTTGAAAATTTGGTGGGACGGTGATGACTTAAAAGGAGCCGTTCAAATCTTAGATACGCCTTCTGGTAAAATTCTTAAAGAACTATTCCGAGCAGGTATTACATTAGGTATTTCATCGCGAGGTCTAGGATCGGTTAAAGAATTACGTGAAAGTGGTGTTGTTGAGGTACAAGATGATTTTGAATTAATATGTTGGGACTTTGTATCTAATCCATCCACCCATGGAGCATTTATGCGCCCATCACATATGACAGAATCAGTAAACAAGAAAACAAATAAATACGAACGTGTAAACAGCATCATTACATCTATTTTATGTGAAGATGGTAAATGTAGGATATAAACATGAAAATGAAATTTAGTCAAGACAATTTGAATAGAATAATATCTTTATTGAATGAAGATGATAAGAAACGTACAGTTTTTAGTAATGATGAACCTCAACCTGTAAGTCTAGAAGAAAAACAATCATTTGCTGAAGCAATCCGATCATACTCTCAGTTAGGAGAAGTTATGTATGGTCGAAAAAATCTTAAAGAGTCAGTTGAACGTATTACTAAAATGGTAGAAACTGCAAAACGTATGATATCAGAATCTGATGGTGATGTAGTAGATAAAGTTTCAGGAAGCCGGCATATGAAATATGTAGACAGTGCTTTAACTGAATTGCAAAAATCTGCTAATGAAGTAATGATTCAAGAACGAAGAATGGCAGCTGCGTATGAAGATATTGCAGAAGGTTTGCGTAAATATTATGATGTTGGATAATTTGGATAATTTCAAATATTTTTTTATATTTAAGGTAATGTAATGAATAAGATAAAAAAATTGTATAAAGAATTTTTTGGTTTACGAGAATCAGTTAATCCGGATCTAGATACCGATCTAGATGAAGCTCGTCTTATAAATAATATTACCGATTATCGAGGCGGAGTAGAATACGTATTACGTGATCCAGCAGAAGCAAAATCTGTAGCTACCGAAATTCAAGAATGGGCTACTAAAAAAGGTTTCACCATTGTTAAACATACCATATCATCATCGGGTAAAGTAGGATATTTTTATTTTCGACTAGGACAAGACCCAGCACGTGAATCGCAAAGAATTCAAGGATACATTGCACAGAAACCAGAAATAAAACATTTTAGATTCAATGTACGTGCGGAACAACAACCAACACAACAACCAACACAATAATAATAAGTTATAATATATGAGTAAAAAACAAAAACAACATCAAATGATTGTACCAGGTAATGCAAATGCAGTACGGGTACCGTATACTGAAGATTTTTCTTTAGCAATGAAAATATGGAAACGTAAAGTAAAAACTTCGGATGTATTGAGTCATGTTAAGGATAACAAAGAATACATTAAACCTAGTGTACGGAAAAGAACAAAACTTCAAAAAGCTAAATATATTCAGCAAATTAAAGATTTGCAATACAAATAGAATATATTTTTATTTATTCATTTAGCCCTGACAATAAAAAGTTAGGGCTTTTTTACTGTTTTTTGTTTCGGTGTCATATATATTATAGAATACGCTATCGGTATCTTAATATAGCGTCTATATAAATTTTTATATTCTATTAAGATTTCAAATAATCTTACTTCCAAAAAAAAATTAAGGAGAAAAAAAGTATGGCAAAATCAGATTTGCTAAAACAAGCAATTGCCGATGCTAATGCTGTTAAAGAAACTGCGTTAGCAAATGCAAAAATTGCGTTGCAAGAAGCTTTCGCTCCCCGTATTCAAAGCATGTTATCAACACGGCTATCAGAAGAATTAGAAGATGAAGAGCCAGTTGGTGATGAAGATGCAATGAATGCAGGTACTGAGCCAGCTGCAGCAGCACCAGTAGCCGGAGGAGAAGAAGAAGGCGTTAATTGGGTAGATAATGACATTTCATTTTCAGTAGGTGGCGATACTTACGATTATGAAATTTCAGAACCAGCTACCGAAGAGCCAGCAGCTGCACCTGCTGCACCAGCAACACCTGCCGGAGAAATGTCTGATGAAGAAGCTAATGAAGAGTACAATGAAGAATTAAATCTAGAATCGATTATTCGAGAGTTGGAATCTGATTTAGAAGACAAAGATGACATGATGGGTAGTGAAGAAGCTGATATGATCGAAGATGGTTATATGCACGGTGATGAAGATGATGAAGAAATGATGGAAGCTGCTCTTCGTTCTTCTGGTATTGGCCGCGGAAAAGGAAAACCTTCATACGGTAAAAAACCTAAGGCTATCTATGAAGCCGAAGAGGAAGAAAACGGAGATGAAGATCTTGATGCAATGATCGAGGCAATTCTTCGCGAAGAAGAAGAACTAGAAATGGGCGATGAATTGGATGAAATGGACGGCATGGTTTCTAAACAAGATCACGAGGAAGTCGTTGATGAATTGCAAGAAGCGTACCGCACAGTTCGTCACCTTAAAGGTATTATCAATGAAGTTAATCTTCTTAACGCAAAACTTCTTTACACAAACAAATTGTTCCGCAATTTTGAGTTGAACGAGGGTCAAAAAATGAAAGTAATTGAAAACTTTGACCGAGCTGGAACAACTCGTGAAGTAAAATTAGTGTTTACAACATTAGCTGAATCATTCAATCGTCCAACTAAAAAGCGTGTTGTTAGAGAATCGTATGCATCTAAACCAGTTGCAACTACGGCTCCTACATATCATGCTCCTATCTTGAACGAAGGATTTGAATTAGCTGACAGATGGAAAAAATTAGCAGGATTGCTATAAATTAAAAAAAGGAAACAAAAAGATGAGTATTTCGAATTTATTACAAACGAATGACTTCGTCCAAAGAAACCAAGCTAAAGCATTGGTTAACAAATGGGAGAAGACAGGACTTTTAGAAGGTCTAAGAGGCGAGACCGAAAAAGCAGGTATGTCTCAATTGCTTGAAAACCAAGCACGTCAACTAGTAAAAGAAGCTTCAGCTACTGGTACTGCAGCTGGATCAGAAGAATGGGCAGGCGTTGCACTTCCATTGGTACGTCGAATCTTTGCTGAATTTGCAGCTAAAGAATTCGTTTCTGTACAACCAATGAATTTGCCTTCTGGACTTATTTTCTATCTTGATTTCAAATATGGTACAGCTCAGCCTGGATTTGATAATGACAACTTGAACAGAACAGGTGATCCATTTGGTTCTCCAAATGCCGATGACTCTATGTTCGGTGTTACTACTACTTCTGGTGATCCATCTGGCGGTCTTTATGGTGCTGGTCGTTTCGGATATTCTATTAACGAAACTTCTTCTGTTGTAACCGCTGCTACTGGTTCTACACCAACAGCAGCTCAAGTTAATGGAGATTCTGTATATTCTGGATCAAGCCAATGGCAAATGATCACAGTTAACGTACCTACTAGCGCTGATCTATACGCAGTACGTTCATTTACTTTTAGTTCTGGTTCGGGTGGAGCAGAACTTAAGCCTGTACAAGCTTTCTCTACAATTAACAGTAATTATACTGCTTCATTTGTTGTTACTGCATCTTTTGGTGCTGGTATTCAAGCTGCAATTTCTGCTGGTAATTTCAAACTTAACTATAGTAAACAACCTACTGATATTACTAGAGGTGATTTTGAAGATATGAATCCATTCAAAGGTACTGCTTATAATAATGGTGGTATTAATTCTGGTACAGATATTGATATTCCAGAAATTAACCTTGAAATGCAATCTGAGCCAATCGTTGCTAAGACTCGTAAGTTGAAAGCTGTTTGGACTCCTGAATTTGCTCAAGACCTTAACGCTTACCACTCAATCGATGCTGAAGCTGAATTAACTTCAATGCTTTCTGAGTATGTATCAATGGAAATCGATCTTGAAATCCTTGATATGTTGATTTCTGCAGCTCCTACAACTGAGTATTGGTCAGCTAGAAACAATACAATCTGGGATGGTACTGCATTCACTACATTGGCTGCTGGTACTGCTACACCTGGTTTAGGTGATGGATTCTATAACACTCAAGGTGGATGGTTCCAAACTCTTGGTACTAAACTTCAAAAAGTAAGTAACAAGATTCACCAAAAAACATTGCGTGGTGGTGCTAACTT